CAAATAACGCAGTACAACCTGACGGGGTAAAAGTCACCCTATACATAAACGATCCAAATCTCACTACCTTGGGTTATACGCCAGCGCAGTTACAACCTTAATCCAAGCCTCGCGCTTCAATACGGGCATTTTGCGTCGCCCGTATTCCCACGCCTGCCACGTGCTTTTGCCCGTTCGCATTAATTGCCCCGCTTCTAATTGGGTCAACTGGCACGCCTGGCGCTGCTCTTTTATTATTTTATCCAAAGGATAACCTCCTCTAATGGGTTAATATCTATTGCCCAATCCGTAGCTGACCAGGCAAGAATGAACGCGATCAGGGTCGAGAATAGGATGTTGCGGATCACGATACGCCCCCCGCAACTACCCCCGGATAGCTAAAATAACCCACGTCGGCCCCGTGGTATTGGATCAACGCCTTAGACTCGCGCCATTTGCGCCTTGCACGCACCCAATCGACCATTATGTGATAAGACCGCCATTCAACTATACAATGCGCCCCGTCATCATAGCTGACCGCCATACGTGGCGGAAAATCATCGTCTTTGGGAAAGCAACTCACAATTTTCACGTCAGACTTATTGCGTGCGTACTCAATCAGGCCGCGTAAATTGCGGGATTGTGCAACCACTTCGCTATTTTTGTATATTTGTATCATCTGTAATACCTCAATCCATCATCTTGTGCCTTGATCCATTTTTTGAGCTTACCGTCAGGCTTAAGCCATAACCATAGTTCAAAATCCTTGTAATGAGTTGCACCGTGGCCAAATTTGATCTCATACGGTGTCGGAGGTCTGTGTGCTGTTATCATATTAAATACCACTGAACCCCATATAAGGCAATTTTGGCGCCTTATCTGTGTGGCGCCAGGACATTACAACTACAACCGCGCGACTGTTGCCACGGTGGAACACCGCTGCATTTTCTATATTGTCTTGATGGTGCCCCGTTTGGTCATCCTTAGTACCATAATAGTCATTTAGTGCTTTAGTGGCCGCTGTGAAATATTGAGGCTGAATGTTACTGTGTAGCCCGTCGCCTGATTTGTCGGATTTTGGGATCACGCGGTTATAGTCAGGATAGCGCCCGTCGATCGGGATAAAAATAGAGTCACCCAGCGACCAGCGTCCGTCTGACAATTTTAATAGCGACACAACGGGCTTTTTATCTTTAGCTGCCGATTTTATGGTATCGATAGGGATAATAATCTCTATAGGCTCAGTCACTTGGTCATCCAGTTCATCATTAAACGCGCTCAATGCGTGCCCGTTGGTTGACACCACGGTCAAGCGGGTGCCAGTCGCCTTGACCAATACACCATTAAGATAATAACGCGTATCTTTATTGGCTGCACAGTGGATGGAGGCCTTGAGGGTTGAGGTTTTGATTAGCATTTTAAATACTCCTAAAATATGCGCGAGCTTGCGCGAGGTTGTCAAATTGCGCGGTTGTCGTACCGCGTTGAACGTAATATGTGCCGTGAGAAAGCCAGAAGGTCGCATTGCCGCGGGTGAACGATCGGCCTTGTGCTAAGAGGGCGCGCGTCATAGTGTCACCATTAGGTTAGAGGCGTCATGCCCTAGGGCCACGGCCAAATCTTGCATAGCGGTTTCAATCGCATCATCACCTCGGCCGCCAAATGGCTTATCTAAGGCAACGCCTGCATTTACTAACGCTAACTCTAAGGCGGCTGATGTTTTGTGATAACCATAACCGCTTGCGACGGCCGAGCCTGAGAATGAACCAAACCACACAGAACAATAAACGGGGCTTGCGCCGTCAGCTGAACGTGACATATACCATCTGGCGGCCACGACCTCGCGGCGCGTGCTTATGTCCCATATTGTCACGGTTTTGGCGGTTTCTTTTTTATCGCCATAATTTTTGGCGTTATTTGTTGGTTTTGATGGTAGTGTTATCATTTGAATTCACCCTTGAATTTAGCTACGGCCTCGCGCTTGGTGTAGCCATAATAAGAGCGTTCAACGTGGTACCCGTCAATAATATCGCTTATGCGCCAGAATCCCATGTGCGTGCGTTCAATTATCATGATTTTTTCCTTTAATTCTGCGTTATCCGATATGGTGTACGCATAACCCACATTGTACGCCTTTTATCATTAGGTCTATTAGGGTTTACCCTTGTTTTGTGTAAAGATATGTAAAGCTACCCCCATAATCACCCCCATAATCACGGATCAGGGTGTTCGTAAGTATATGATTTTATTGGGTTTACCCTGATTAACCTGATTAACCTGATAAAATCACTTTCGTTTGCTACGCCACGCTATTATGCATAATTATGGAAATATACATATTTTTTTTATTTGAATATTATTTTATCAGGGTAAAGAGGGTAAAGAGGGTGTTACCTATAGAGATTGATAACCTGATCGATAACCTGATCACCCTGATAGTAGGAATTGTGAAATTATGCGGCGTGGCAAGTTTGGTAACTAAGAATCATTCTCATTTAGATTTAGGGGCAACACCTAGCAAGTGTGAACTATATAAAAGATTATGCAAGGCTTACAATGTAAGCGCATGATCTGTTCCATGCGCTCCATGCGCTCCATGCGCTCCATGCGCTCCATGCGCCCCATGCGCCCCATGCGCCCCATGCGCTCCATGCGCCCCATGCGCTCCATGCGCTCCATGCGCCCCATGCGCTCCATGCGCTCCATGCGTAGCTTATGTTAGTGAGCGCTTACAAACTCCGTTCCCACCACCACCCCCTACGGACGGGGGGTTTGTTTTTTCTCCGCACCCAATCCAACCGCGCACCGTTTAAACCTTTCAACAATTATGGAGCATAAAATTATGGAGCATAAAATTATGGAGCATAAAATTATGATACAGTCGCCCCATGTCTCTCAGTAACGCCGCAATCTTAAAAGCCATCAACGACGACCGAGCGTTGGGGGCAAGTATGCTCTTTGGGGCAAAGCACCGTCACGCAAGTCCTGACTTTCATGTGACTATTATGGATATGTGGCGTTCACAAGACGACCTTGTGGCAATCATGGCTTTTCGTGAAGGCGCCAAAACAACGCTTAGTGAAGAGTTCATATTGATGGAAGCTTTATTTGGCAACTTTAAATATGCACTCATATTTGGCGAAACCTACACAAAAGCGTGCCAGCGTATTAAAGCAATGCAGCACATGGCTGTAACAAATGAGAAAATTTATCAGTTGTTCGGTAAAGTTAAAAGCTCAGGCCCGTGGTCAGAGAATCAAATGCTATTGTCAAACGGGACGTTGATTGAGGCTCACGGATGGGATGAAGAGATACGTGGGTATAAACACCTTGATTCACGCCCCGAGAGAGCGTATCTTGACGACATTGAGAATAAAGCTATGGTGCGAGACACCGCAACTGTGGATGTAAACTGGAAAAAATTACATATGCAGCTTATACCCGCTATGGACAAAGATGGGAAGATAAGGTTGACGGGGACACCGCTTGCGGATGACTGTATAGTGAACCGCTGTATGCAATCGTCTAATTGGGTAACAGCCGCGTTTCCGATATGCGACAGGAACATTGACGACCCTGAGGCGCAATCGCTTTGGGCTGACCGATACCCTATGGACTGGATACGAGCCAAGCGCGACCACTTCTCCAAAGAGGGTATGCTGCGTGAGTTCAACCAAGAGTATATGCTCATAGCGACGGGCGCACAAGGTAAGCCTTTTACGGATGACATGATACGTTACGCCGACATAGCGCCCACAACATTCAGCCCCCGTGTGGTGATCATTGACCCAGCTAGGACTGTGGAGGTGAAGAAGTCAGACCAAACAGGTCACGTTACGGTCAGTAAACTAGGGTCGCGCATCTACGTTCATCAATCAGGTGGTGAGTATTGGCAGCCTGATGAGATAGTGCGCGGGGCGTTTGAGATGTCACGCAAGCACGACGACGCGCAAGTTGTGATTGAGAAGAACTCATTGGACGACTGGCTACTACAACCTATTCGGGCACACTCGCTTGTTACGGGTCAACATTTGGACATAAAACCCATCAATGCCCCGCAAGACCGAGACAAAGCTGCGTTCATTATGGGGCTTAGACCATTTTTTATTGCAGGTGACATTATTTTGGTCGGCGGACGTGCCGCGCATCAACAACTTGTCGCTCAGATAAATAATTTCCCTACAGGTAAGAGGGACATTCTTAACGCACTGGCGTATGCGCTCCGCGTGTTCGCAGGTGTGCCAGTGTACGGTGACTTCTCGGAGGAGAACATCGCGGACGGTACAGAGGCGCAGCGGACGGACACATTGTTGCTAGGATGCAACTCGTCGGGTACTGAGACAACCGCAGTATTGGTGGCCACAAGCGGTCGCAAGATGACGGTGCTTGCCGATTGGGTGAGCCCTCTTATGCCAAATGAGGCGATACCCGACGTCATCAAACTCATACGCTCGGTGTATCCTGGGCGACCCGTTACAGCGTGGGTTCCAGCCGACGTGTTTGACCAAGTGGGTCGCAACCCATTACTTGCGGCATTAAAGGCACAAGGGCTTAGAGTCAATCGCGGTGAGCATTCGGTAATGAGCCGAGGGTCACTTAGTCCACTCATTCGCACAACCATGACAGGTCGTCGGATGCTACTTGTGGACTCAAATGCACGTCACACACTTAACGCGCTTGCGTCAGGGTACAATTACCCCATTAAGTCAGGTGGTGAGCGTGGTGCTGAGCCTGCTCGCGGTGCAGCAAAGACATTGATCGAGGCGGTTGAGACACTTAGCTATGCGATAGAGCGCGTTGACGCCATTCCGCAAGCGACGTATAATGCTGTCAACGCGGCGGGGAAATCCTATATGAGCATACTTTCAAGGTAATCATGGCAACTAAGTTGGAGAACTGGGCGTCAAAACCCAAATCAGACGTGTATGAACATTGTGCAAAGTTCTACAAAGTGCTTGCCGACGCCTATAAGAATCGCAAAGAAGCCGACGACGCTATTCAAGACTACTGGCGCATTTACAACGCCGAGCTAGACGACAACCAAATGTATCAGCCCGAGGGCACAGCAGCGTATATCCCTGTGGTGCGCGACGCAATCAACGCTCGTACCAAGCGTGCGCTACGCCAATTATTTCCAAATAAATTTTCCCATGTGGAGGCGGTCGGATCCGACTCACAAAACCCACAACCCCAACTCGCCTTACTGGAGCATTACATCCGAGTAACTAAGCTAAAGTCCACGGTTCGGTCAATGCTTGTCGCTGGCGACGTGACGGGGCAGTGGAATTTGTACATTGACTGGTATAAAACCACGCGCAACGTTTCGGGTATCATCAAACGTAACGCTCAACTTCAAACTGAGGACGGTGTGCCATTAGAGGTTGAGGACGATACCACCACAATTGAGACTGCAACTGAGGAGAAACTCACAACTCAAATGCCCGACATTGTGGACTTTGCCACTGAGGACTTGGTTGTAATCCCACCAACTTGTAACGACATTAACCGTGCCGACATAAGTTGCTTAAAGTTAAGGTTGTCAAAGGCGCAAGTCAAACATCTAGTGTCTGACGGGCTATTCATTTTACCCAATGGGAGCGAGGTGTCTGATTGGGTGAAGGGTAAAAAAGTCAATGAGGAACGCAACCCCGCTAAAGACCGTACAAGTGATGCGGGAATTAAAACTAGCGGAACCAATGAGTACGTATTGATTTATTGGGCGCAAGCGTATGTTGAGTTTGAGAAGGGTAAGAAGTCACTTGCTGATGTATATTTCGCAGGTGAGGAAGAACTGATTGGAATTGTGAAGGCTCCGCAATGGGGTCAAAAGCGTTCAATCTTGTCCGCACCCGTTGAGCGTATCGCAGGGTCGTTCAATGGTGTATCTCGCGTAGAAGCGGTGAAGAGTTTGCAATGGGCTCTAAACGACTTTTGGAACATGGGGCAAGACAGCGCGACGTACTCCATGATGCCGATTGTGATGACTGACCCTGAGAAAAACCCGAACTACGCTTCAATGACATTAGGTCTAGGCGCAGTGTGGTTGCCTAGCCCACAAGCTACTCAATTTGCTTCGTTCCCGCAACTGTGGAAAGATACGGCTGAAAAATGCGACCACATC